TCTAGTGGATGATAATCTTTTAAATTAGGAACTTCAATAACATCACCGTTCATTAGTTTACGACCAAATGTGTCAATCATATCATTATAGTGGAAAGTTATGAATAGTGTATCACCGTTTAAGAATAACCCAAATTGACTTAAATCAAAGTCAATGTCTTGAACGTTATATACACCTCGCATGACATATATGTCATCATCATATTCGCGATCTCTATTTTCTAAAAATAATAGATCTTCAATAAACAAAGGATTAGATTCGTCATAGGTAGGTTTTGTTGCGTCTCCGCCCTCGTGTCCTTCTCTAGATGAACTATCTCCTACTACTTTAGGACCAAGATATTTGTGTACATAGATATCTAATCCACCCACAGTATACATCTCACGGATAGTCTTATCTAAAAACTTATAGTCATTGGTTTTTGTTGGTCTGTAATTACTAAGTCTTGGCATTTGCTATTCCTATTATCCTAGTATTTATCGAACCTTTTGGTTGACCATAAAATACAAAACACATATAATAGCTTGACTAGTTAAAATAAAGGCAGTAAAGTTCATTAAATGTTACAAATAGACACATCAAATGATTGGACAAAGATAGAGACAGAATTACTAGAATCTACCAAAAATCTATCATTTACCATACAAAAAGACTTAGAAAAGATAAACAAAAATATCTGTAGTTTAATTTCTGAGTTAAGTAAAGCAGAAATTGATTGTAGAAGAAAGAAAAAAGCAACAAGAAAGTTTATAGAGATACGAGAAGAATGTAACTCTTTAATTGTAGAATATCAAAAAATGATTTTAATGGGACAATTACTTTGAAATTTAAAGAACTTAAAGTAGGAATTGAAGATAGTAAAGCCAAAGGCGATGAACCAAAATTTACTACTCAGCCAAAGCCTGAAGAACGTCGACTAAACATGATGGCCGCATACAACTGGTATGGATATGTCTGCGACAAAAAACAAGCTAAAAAATGGATAGTAGAATGGCTTACAGAAAATGACAAAGAACAAAGTAAAAAGTTTAATGCTATCAAAGACAGTTGGACACCAACAACTATAGGTTGGTTAATTAGAATGCAACAAACAGGATTAGAGCTAACTGCTGAAGAAATAGAATATATCAGTGTAAAAGCAAAAGAAGCTATACATAATAATGCAAATAGTTTAGCTAAAGACGATGCTGAACAAGAACTAAAACCTAAAGCAAATAAACCTAACATACAAGAAATTATGATAGAGCGAGCACATTTAGCCGCAGGCAACATTGATGGTCTATGGGACGAATACTTATCGGGTGATATTAAATCAAATGAAAAGCCACAAATACAACAGTTTTTAGCTGAAAGAAACATACTTGCTCAGCATGTTAATATTATTAAAGACGAATGGACAAAACAGAAAAGAGAACTCGAGGACTCTGTCGCTAACGTAGACGCTGATTTAAGCGAAGGATATAGTTGTTATACCAAGACCCAGCAAAAGAATATGATCAAGTACTGTGCGGCGATTATAGCAGAATTAGACGCATATCATCAAAGTAAGAAGGCTAAGACTGGCGTTAGAAAGAAAAAACCGGTACCACCAGAGAAGCAGGTAAGAAAATTAAAACTGCTAAGAAAGTTTGAAGAGTTTAAATTAGAAACTGTAGAACCTACTAAAATTCTTAAGTCAAGTGAGATGTGGGTTTACAATACTAAAAATCGTAAACTACAATACTACGTTGCTGATGAGTATGCTAAAATGTTTACTGTTAAAGGTACAAGTATTTTAGGATTTGATACTAACAAGTCAGCACAAAAGACGTTGCGTAAGCCACAAGAAGTTCTTAAAGAACTTAGGATGTCGGGCAAGCCAGATAGTCGTAAACTGTTTGACAAATTAAAAACAACATCTACAGCAGTAAATGGTCGATTCAACGAAAACTTAATTATTATTAAAGCGACCTAATCATTATTCTCCGATAAATAGTTGTAACGGAGAAACCAATGGCAGATTTAACTATATTAAAACAAGAAGTATTTGACTATGTTGCAAATCGTTTAGGCGAAGGCATAGTTGATCTTGAACTTGACCCAGTTCATTACGAAACTGCATATGATAGAGCAGTTAACACATATAGAACAAGAGCACAAAATGCGTATGAAGAATCATATTCGTTGCTAAGTTTAGTTGAGAATCAAAATACTTACATACTACCTCAAGAAGTACATTCAGTCAGACAGATCTTTAGACGTACAATGGGAGATTCAACAGGACCATATTCATCAAGTTTTGATCCTTTCTCTTCAGCTACATTAAATGTTTACCTGCTAAATTATTCAAATGCTGGCGGATTAGCTACATTTGATATGTATACACAATACGTTGAACAAGCCATGCGTATGTTTGGCGGCTTTATGAACTACAACTTTGCTCCAGTAACTAAACAATTAACACTGATGCGTGATCCTAAAGCTTCAGGTGAACAAGTATTATTATGGACATATAATCTTAAACCAGAAGTTATTTTACTACAAGATTTAGCAATAAAACAATGGATTAGAGATTATACATATGCTGGCGGTAAAATGATCATTGGTGAAGCCAGAGAGAAGTTTGCTACTATAGCAGGTCCGCAGGGTGGTACTCCATTGAATGGATCAACATTAAAAGCTGAAGCACAAGCAGAAATGGACAAACTAATTGTTGATTTACAAACATTTGTTGATCACTCAGAACCGTTAAGTTGGGTAATTGGTTAATGAAAATTAACGAAATTTTAACTGAAGGTATGGTTTTTGCCCGTGTAGGCAAAGGCGGCGCCTCAGGTAAAGCTAAAGTTAAAATGAAATGGCGATGCGAAACTGGATCACGAGCAGGGAGAATTGTGTCAAGTCCAGCACAGTGTGGAGCAAGTATTGACGTAGCTAAAAGAGCACAAATGAAAAAAACTCGTGCTAGAACAAAAATAGCACAAGCACGTAGATCAAAAAAAACTAAAAAAGTAAATGTAGCCTCAAAGATTATGCAGGCTCTAAATAAATTTAAAAGACGAGGCGGCCCTAAAAAAGCTCAGAAACGTAAACCAAGTAAGCCTTTTGCTAAAACTAAATTTATATCAAGAATTAAATCCAAAAAATCCAAAAAGTAAATAGGTTGACCATTTAATTTGATAATGCTATAATACGCATTATGGACTTAATGATTGACATAGAAACACTCGCCACTGGACCTGACGCTATGGTTATGACAATAGCGGCACAGGTATTTGATCCTTTATCTACAGGATGGCCTGACCGCCACTTCTATGCCAGAGTTACTCCAGAAAGTCAGCCTAATCGTAAAACAGATGATACTACTATTGAATGGTGGGCAACACAAGGACCTGAAGCACAGCGAGAAGTGTTTGAAGAAGTAGGGAGAAGAGATTTACATGACTGTTTAGAAGAACTTGGTAAACTGATATGGCAAAGTGATCGTATATGGGCAAATGGCATTTGTTTTGATATGAACATATTAGAACATGCTTTCAAAGAACATGGTATCCCTTTACCCTGGAAGTTTTATCATGTGCGTGATGCCAGAACTGTTTATGCTCTTTGGCCAGATTTACCTCAACCTAAATCAGCTAGCCATCATGCACTAGATGATTGTAAACGACAAATTACAATGTTGCAAGATTGTATTAAACACCTAGGGATAAACAAACTAAAATGATAATAGCACTCAGCGGAGTAGCAGGAAACGGCAAAGATACTGTGGCAGACTATCTTGTAAACAATTATGGCTTTAGAAGAGAAAGTTTTGCTGGTAATCTTAAAGACGGCATAAGTGCTGTGTTTGGTTGGGATAGAGAAATGTTAGAAGGACGCTCAAAGTCAAGTAGAGAGTGGAGAGAACAAGTAGATGAATGGTGGGCTAAACGTTTAGATATGCCTGAGCTTACTCCTCGTTGGATCCTACAATATGTTGGTACTGATGTTATCAGAAGTAATTTTCACGATGATATGTGGATAGCCAGCTTAGAAAATAAACTTAGAAAAACAGATGATAACATTGTTATTTCAGATGTTAGATTTAAAAATGAAGTAGCTATGCTAAGAAACTTAGGTGCAGTCTGTGTAGAAGTTACTAGATTTGAAAAACCAGACTGGTATCAAATTGCCATGGCTGGCGGCAGTTTAGAAGACTCAGGTATACATCGAAGTGAGTATGATTGGATTGGTACTAAGTTTGATCATACATTAGATAATAATAGTTCTATGGATGATTTGTATGAACAAATAGAATCTTTACTATCTAACTATATTATACATCAGGACTAATATCTCCAGGTTTCCAAGAAGAATCCTGCTTCTGAAGAATGGCACTGCAATTTAAACAAACTGATCTTAAATTAAGTAATTCAGCATTATTTAAATTACCATCTATGTGATGAACTTTAATTTGGCTACCGTGTTTACATTGAAAACTGCACACATCACAAGTTCTTTTTTTATTATACCCTTTGCTTAACCATCTAGGTGTGGGAGGTTTTTTCTTTCTCCCTCTATTAATACAACTTAAACATCTACTACGAAAATAGGTCTTTTCATTGCGTTTATAGTTAATTGCACAAGGGTTATAGTTACAGGCACTACAAATAGGACGTTTCATGCTATTATTTATAATATACAGACCTTTATAAAGGCTTTTTAAAACCACCATTTA